CAGTTGCAAGTGTAGTTGCTTCTGCACTAAAATTTACAATCGAGTTAACTCTAATATCACCAGAAACATCAAGTTTTGCAGTTGGATTTATACCGATACCAACATTACCAGAAGCATCAATACGCACACGTTCTGTGCCATTTGTAGTAGCAGTTATAATGTTTGCGCCGGTTGCTACGAGTTGCACCGACCCTGTTGTAGCAGTTAATACAATGTTACCAGTGCCTGAGTTTAGTGCAATCGCAGTTGCACCAGTTGAGTTACCAATTGTAATTGTTTTTGCAACACTTGTACCAATATTAATTGCACCGGTACCTGCGTTTAATACAAGTGATGTTGCACCAGTTACGTTACCGATTGTAATAGTTTTTGCGTTAGAACTTGTGCCAACATCAATTACGCCAGTAGTACCACTGTCAAGAGTAAGTGCAGTTGTAGTTGTAGTTGTTATACCGCCATCAGCAGTTAATGTGCCTTTGACAACAGTGTTACCTGTAGCATACGCAACAGTAAACTTATCTAGGCTAGCGCCGCCAAATATTAAATTTCCCGCCGAACCTATTTGTAATCTTTTAACACCATTTGTGTAAAAATCTAGTTCGTTGTTGTTTGCTCCGGAACTGGTTTCAGCAATAATATAAGTGTTTTGATCTGCGTCAACAACTCCGCCAAGTCCTGTCCATACAGTACCATTGTATGCTTCAAATCTATTGTCCGTTGTATTATAACGAACCATACCTTGAGCAGGAGTTGGGCGGGCTAATGTAGTACCTACCGGAAGCGTTAATCCCCCAGTACTATTAATTGTTACAATATTCGTACTAGAACTTACTCGGTTACGCTGATGATCAAAATTTAGTGCCATTATACTCTCACAAACTGTTATTACTATTTATGTACTAATTCTGTGTTTTTTAATAACCAAATCTTGCTTGGTATGTGGCATACTCAGCTTGTATCTGTGCTAAAGTCAATTCACCGTTCCAAACTTTGACAAACCCAATATCAGCATCAACTTCTTCACTACTGGTAGTACTATTGACAAATCTACCAAACAGTCGTAACCCGTTGAAGCCACCATTACCACTGCCTGTGCCGTATGTACCGGTTGGTGCTGTACTGGTAGCTATGTAACTTTTACTTCTAGTTGCACTTACAGTTCCAGTGCAAGTAAACCAAATAAAGTGCCAAGCAGTGTCTGCGGCATCTGAACTTGATCCAATAAATGTGCCTGCGAATGCAATGTTCATCCTTGCTGTGCCTGATCCCCATAGTCCCATAAGAAAGTCTGGACTTGCAGTGTTGGCGTTAAGCAATCTGCCTGCAGTGACTCCATTCCACTTGTAAGCCATACCTACAGTGTAGGCTTGTGTGCTGGTACTAAAGTCGGGGCCAAAAGTCATAAAATTAGTTGAGGATGCGGTAGTTACTCTGAACACACCACTGTTATCACTACTCCATGAAATCCCAGGTGTGGGGTTTAACACAGTTATAGGATAAGCACCTGTACCGGCAATAGTACTCCCATTAACAGGCACAGCAGAATAGTTAGCTGCATCTAAATCTAAAACTAAACTTGGAACAAACACCGCAGTTTTATAAGAACCTAACAGTGACAGTGATAATGCGCCACTCATTATGTTAATCCGTTTCCGCTAATAAACCAAGTAGTAGCTGCAACCTTAATAGCAGTTGCCATTCCATATGCAGCTAGTGTTCTAGAACCCGTAGTTCCTAACCCGCCGAGATACATAGTGTCACTGGTAATTGCGATAGTAACAGTAGTGGCACTTGGACCAGCAATAAATCCAATAGTAGTGCCAATTGGAAATGCTACAGAAGCATTATCAGGAATAGTTATAGTCTGACCAGCAGTTGTTACATAAACGTGTTCGCCAGCATCTGCTATTGTCAATGTATTGGTAGTAGTAACTGTGCTTGCAGGAACTCCAAGATAACCAAGACTAGAAGCAGTGCTTGAAGTAGTAGACGGTGCAGCAAACCCAGTAATTGGTGCGTTGCTTGCGCCAATGTTTAATGCAGTGGTTGCGGCACCAGCAAAGTTTACTGTAGTGGCAGTTGTATTGATGAGAGCAAATGTAGTGCTTGCAGTTGTAACTGATGTAGTAATTTCTGGGCTAGTACCGAACAATAAAGCACCAGTGCCAGTTTCATCTGTGATTGCTGCAACCAAGTTTGCTGAAGAAGGAGTTGCTAAGAATGTAGCAACACCAGTTCCTAATCCAGAAACACCAGTAGAGATTGGTAAACCAGTACAGCTAGTTAATGTTCCAGAAGATGGAGTTCCGAGTACAGGAGTAACTAACGTAGGGCTTGTAGCGAATACTAATGCACCAGTCCCAGTCTCATCTGTGATTGCCGCAGCCAAGTTTGCTGAAGAAGGAGTTGCTAAGAATGTAGCAACACCAGTTCCTAATCCAGAAACACCAGTAGAGATTGGTAAACCAGTACAGCTAGTTAAAGTACCAGAAGATGGAGTTCCGAGTACAGGAGTAACTAATGTAGGGCTTGTAGCGAATACTAATGCACCAGAACCAGTTTCGTCTGTAGTTGCAGCCAGTAAATTAGCAGAAGAGGGTGTTGCTAAGAATGTAGCAACACCAGTTCCTAATCCAGAAACACCAGTAGAGATTGGTAAACCAGTACAGCTAGTTAAAGTACCAGAAGATGGAGTTCCGAGTACAGGAGTAGTCAGAGTTGGACTAGTTAATGTCTTGTTGGTTAAAGTATCTGTAGTAGCACGACCAACCAATGTATCAGTTGCATCAGGCAATGTTATTGTATTATCAGCAGTGGGATCTGTAACTGATAATGTTGTTTCAAATGTATTAGCAGTCGATCCTTCAAAAACTATACTACTACCATCAATGGTTAGACTAGTAAATGTAGGACTACTTGCGCCTGTCATACCATAAGCAGTACCTGTTGCACTTATATTACCCGCTGCACTTAATGTAAAATCTAAAACAAGTTCACCTTGTGTAGTCGTAGTTGTGTCGCTAACACTGACAGCGACTGTTCCGCTTGCATTTGGTAATGTTATCGTATTGTCAGCAGTGGGATTTGTGACTGTTAATGTTGTTTCATTTGCATCTTCTGATGATCCTTCAAAAACTATACTGCTACCATTTATAGTTAATCCAGCAAATATTGGACTACTTGCGCTCGATATACCAAATGCAGTGCCAGTCGCACTTATATTACCTGCTGCACTTAAAGTAAAGTCTAAGTTTAATTCGCCTTGTGTTGTTGTAGTTGTATCACTTACACTAACAGCAACCGTGCCGTTAGCATCTGGTAATATAATATCTCTATCTGCTGTTATCGACGTTGCTTGTAGCTTTACTTCCCAATCGTCTGGTGTAGTGCCTTCAAATATAAGTTTAGTACCTTGGCTAATCCAAATATGTCCTTGTGGATACAGTGCAATATCTGAATCACTTTGTATGTCTAAGTCTGTATTTTTACCACCACTTATGCCATTTGGAAATCTAGTGTTTGTCATGTCAGTTTCTCCATGTTATACATATTTATATTAATATCCATAAAAAAACAGGGCCCTTACGGCCCTGTTTTGTATCATAGTAGTAATAAACTATTACTGGAAACTTAGATTCGCAGTTGTTACTGAAATCTTGTTCAAGTAGTCAGCTGCGTTACCAAGTGACGAAGCCTGGTTGCTTAGTTCTACATAACCATAACGTGTCATGAAGCTAACAACTGGTTCGAAAGTTGACGGATCAAGTACAGTACCGCTTGACATCAATGGGATGTATGGGCAATAGAACGCTGCTGCGTCTGTTTCAGTAGTACCTTTGTAACCAACAAGTACAGTATCGTCTGACGCATACTGGTTAACATAAACACGCATAGTACCGTTTAAAGTACCTACGAATTTAGTGTTAGTTGGTGCCTCGAAAGGACCTTCAGTAGTACGTGCAAATGCGCTAGTAGTTGCTGACTGTAGTACAGTTAGCATAGTTGGGCTTACGATAACCCAGTTACCAGCGCCACGACGTGTACGTGCAGCGATAGTGTTTGCATTCTTGTTAATTAGAACTGCTAGTGCAGCATGTTCGTCACCAACGAATGTAGCAGTACCACTTACACCAGCTTGGTTATAAGTATCTGTACCACCGGACAAGCTAGTTAGACTTGCAATGATTTCCTGGTCGATTTCAGCAGTAATTTCTTGTGCAAGTGCTTGCATAATTTCTGCTTCAACGTCTAGGCCATGCATTGATTGAGCGTCTTGCGCTGCTTCAAATGTCCAACGTGCTGATAGTTTACGTGTCTTAGCTTCAACAGTTTGCTTTAGAACTTGGATAGATAATTTCTTACCACCAAGTGCTTCAAGTGCGCTAGTTGAGTCTGCTTTGCCAGTGCTTGAGTTACCTGAGTAACCGTTTGCAATTGCAAATGGGCTTAGTGCTTCGTCGCCTGCGATCGCACCCGCAAAGGTTTCTGCATAGCGTACACGTAGAGTGTGGATCTGGCCTACTGGACCAGTCATCGGCTGTACACCAACAATCTCGTTGGCGATAACAGTAGGCATTACACGACGAATAACTGGAAGAATAACTTTGTTAAGTGAAGCAATGTTGCCAGCTTGAGTAGTTCCCGCTGCGGCACTTTCTGACAAGTAACGCTTTGTATTCTCAAGTGTAACTTCCATCACTTTTTTCTTAGTTCCAGTAAGACCGTCGGTAAGGGCTTCTTTGGTAGCTGACCAATTTTCAAATAGGTTGCTCATTTTCGGTCTCCTTAATTTATACCGGCTAGTTTACGAAGGTTAACGATATTTGAATCTACTGAAGCTCCGGCTGCAGTTGATTTATTTCCAGTGACTTCTTTAGCAGATTCACTTAACACCTTCTTAGTTTCTGGTTTTTTAATATCTTCTCTCAATACTGAGGGTAGATATTTATTGAACGCACTTTGTAGTTCCATAGTCTTGGTACTTTCAAGTAATGCATTCATTATTTCTTTGTGTTGCTTACTAAGCGGAGCCATCATTTCATTCATGATAGCTTTACGTTGTGCTACATCCTCAGCAATACGTACTTTACGTGCTGATTCTTGTAGTTGTACATCCTTAGTAGCAATTACTTTGTTTGCTTCGTCGATCTTTGCAGAAAGATTGTTTACTTTTTTGTTTAGTTTTGAAACTTCTGTGCCTTCTGACAAGTAGCTTCCCATAAACTCAGCTGCAAATGTTTCAAATATCTTACGTCCAAAAGTATTTTCTTTTGCAACTTTGATATCTTCACGTAGTGTAGTAAGTTCTTTCTTGAGTGTTGACTCTAGAATTGCATTTACTTTCTTTGCAGCATTTTCAACAAACTGACGTTTAGTTTGATCGATTACAGCTTTGCCTTCTTTTATCATTTTGACTTTAGCTTCAACTAGTGAGCGTTTATCTTCATGAAACTCATTAAGCTCTTTTGTAAGTTGCTCAAGAACAAAACCCTCTAATTGGATCATGTTTTTACCTTGAGCAGAACGGTCTTCGCGAAGTTCATTAATTTCTTTGCGAAGTGTATCCATAACAAAGCTATCAAGAACCTTTGCGTGTTCTTTCATGTGCTTACGGTATGCTACACGATCTTCAGTAACTTTTGCTTTGTCTGCTTGGAACTCTGAAAGTTCTTTTGCAATAACATCACCTAGCATAGCATCCATAGCTTCAACGATTTGCGACTTGTCATTTTCATAACGTGTTGCAAATTCTTCACGAAGTTCAGCAGTAATTGCTTCTCTCGCTTCATTGATTTTAGATTCCCATGCTTCGCTAATTGAAGATCTTACCTCTTCGGAAAGCGTACTTGAGTTTAATAGTTCATCGATTGCGTGAGCCATATTAATCTCTCCTATACTTTAGATTGGTTATCAGTCTCGATATCTCTTCTTGGAGATATCGTTGTGCGCCTTTATCGTGTTTAACGGCACCAGCAACATCCATTAATACATTACCACGTCTATGATTCATAATTCTTTCATAAATTGGATCGGGATATGCATCAGGAGCACTTGGATTAGCAACAATGTCTACAGTAATGATTTCAAAATCTTTTACATGACCATTGTCACCAACGTTGCCGCTTCCTCTACTAGACACGCCTAGTTTTACTCCACTTTCCAATAGGGTTTTACAAATATTACCCATTGGAGTTGGAAGAATTTTAAGTTTGCCGATACCGTTGTTACCGTTAATATCCATCTCTGTGATAATGTGTGACACACGATCAAGATTGATGTTAAGGTCGTCTGGGTGATCAGCTTCGCCTAATACCGAATATCCTTTTTTGATCTTTTCATTAATAGCTTTTACAGCTCTATGAATTTCATCCTTTGGATAAATGCGATTGTTTTGATTACGTACATCACCCTCAATGAAAATACCTTTCATATACAGACTTTTACCGTTTGACTCTTCAACAGATTCCGTAACGATATTTGCCTGATTAAATGAAAGATGTTCAGTGATTAGCTTGTTGTACATATTACTTCATCTCTCTTTTTGGAGCAGGTGCTGCACTTAATTTTGCGCCAGCTTCTGGACCTTTAACGTTCATTGGCTTTGCTGATGGTGCTTTACCGCCTGCTTCTACTTTAGTATCAGTTGGGTGTGGCTTTGCATCAGTTGGACCTTTGCCGCCTTTACCTACTGGGGATTTTGCGCTTTTATCGCTGCCGTCTGCCATATTTGCAGTTACAGACTTAAGAGCTACTGACTCGCCGAAGCCTTCCATTTCTGGCTCTTCTTCATTGTCCATGTCCATATCTTCGCTGTCGTCACCCATTAAATCAGCAAATGCCGCACGTAGTTCTGCAATTGCATCTTCTACGTTAGTTAATGCTTCTTCTGGATCGGGTGCGTCCATGTCCATATCTTCGTCGTCTCCGCTGATGTCGCCCATGTCCATTGACATGTCCATGTCTTCTTCATCGCCGTAGTCTTCTTCGCCAGGCATATCTTCATCATCAAAAATTTCTTCTTGATCAATTTCTTCTTCTGCAGACTCGATGTCGTTTAGGAAGTCATCTTCTTCGTCGCTTACATCGATTGTTTCGTCTAAGTCTTCGTCTTGAATATCGTCTTCTACAACTTCATCACTCTCAGTGATTGCAGCCCAATGATTCTTTGCTTTTTCAACAAATACATTGTGTAGTAGATCAGCGGCTTTTTCACGCTCATCGTTGACTAGATACTCAAGGACTTTAACTAGTGAATTTTTGTGATTGCTCATTTGTTAATCTCCTTACAAAATGTTAACAGGCTTACCAAGATGGTTTACAATTTTATTTACACCACCAAGATGTTTTACTTATCAAAATGCCCAAAAAAACGTCTTTTTTAGATTTCGATAAGTTAGATAAGTAATTTCGCTAAATTATTGTGCTGCGGGCTGTGCGTAAATTGTTTTAACTCGTTTAGTCCTGCTAGCGTGTTCAACGTTATGCACTTCACGTTGCTTACGTAATCTATTAAGATGCTTTAATGTAAGACGACTTCTACGTGCATCGTCAATTTTACGATTGCTGTATTCGTTGTCTTCATCATCATAATACTCTACTAAAAATTCATTGCTACGCATTATACTTCCCCCTCAGGTGCTGTTGCATTTTCTGCACCACTAATTGGTGATTCGTCCGAAGCTGCTTCATCACCGCCTTCTAAATCAGTCTCGCCACCCATGTCTGGCGGAGAATCGAAACTACGCACGCCAACACTACCAAGTCCTGGCATACTGTCAGCTTCAGGTGCAGCACCGCTTTGGTTTTCTTCTTCCCACATACGTTCGTTTTCTAAAATTTCTTCCTCAGTAAGTCCTAGATACTTGCTTAGTAAGAAACGCTTGCTCAAATATGGAGTAGCTTCTAAATTAGCAAATACAGCACTGCGAGCATTATGAATTTCAATTTCTTTGTATTGGCTGAAACTTTGTGGCTCTACAAATTTAAGTTCAAAAATACTTGCATCAATATTGATACCTCTATTTTTCATAAACAGTTTGAACTCTTTATCAAATGTAGGACTAATAATGTTTTGCAATCTTGAACAATACTGGTTGAATCTATATTCTTGGATAAACGCAGTTCCTACTTTACCATCAACATATGTTGAACTACCATCATCTGGACCAGTTGGCAAATAGCTGCTAGGCACACGCAATGCTCTAAGCATTTTGTTTGTAAAGTAACGCAAGTCATCAATTTGACCTAAGTTGTCACCGCCAGGCAACACTTCAACTTTACTACCACGACCTTCTGCAGTTTGAGCAAAGAAATAATCTTCCATAATGCTTAGGGGATTATACGCTGCATCCATAATGGTTGTACCGCCGCCTGTACGACTAGGAATACGCTTTTGGTGAATTTCGTTTTTTACACGCTCAACAAAGCCCATAGCTTTGTTTGCAGGCATATTACCTACGTCAACATAAAACACACGACGTTCGGGTGCTCTTTGAACACGATAGATAATAATACTGTCTTCCAGCAATTCTTTTTGCTTGTAAGTTTTGAAGATTGGGTCTAAAATGCTATTACCAAATGGGAAGTCGCTGTCCATGCCCTCAGTCATTGCACTGTGTACAATGTGATTAGCATCAACTGTGTATTCTTGCGTTGGGCCACCACTTTGATAGTTACCACTGTTAGCGTTCATTGTACCACCAGTTGACTGTGTTCTCATTTGAGTGTTAACTGTGCTGTATGTTTGACCGAACTGGACTGGCTTACTTACAGTTTTATTTTGCATGTTTAGATCGATGTTTCTAATAATATACTGTTCGGGCAATTTACCTTTTGATTCGTTAACGATCACTTTACTAATATCAACTGGATTTACGTGTAGTAATTCCCATGTTTCTGGGTCACGAATAAAAAACTGATCACCGTACTTAATAATGTTACGGAATGTTTTAAATGCTCTACGATCCCAATCGTTTAAGTTACACCATTGGTGTAGTGTTTGCTCTAGAATTTTTGTTTCGCTTTCAGTTGGATCTTCTTTAAATTTAAATCCAAAAGGAAGATTTGTTGTTTCGTCAAGCTGTGTACTAAATTCTGCAATGATATCTAGCGCAGCATTAATTTCGCTGTCCATATCCATTTGGTCGTATTGTGCATAACGCTCAACACGGTTTGGTTGTCCACTGTATACTTCTGGTAGCCAGCTTTGAAAGCGGCTCGAGCTACTAGGTTTCGCAGAACTAGTAGCTTGTCCTTGATATTGCGTGAAGTGTTTTTTCCATGACATTGTTTTGATATCTCTTTTGTTGTTATTGTGTATTTATCTTATAAATTAATTAGTGACTTTAGAAACCGCCAGCGCCGCCGCCACTAATACCCGGAATACCTGCAAAATTGCGGACAGCAGCAGACCAAATGTCCCACGCTTCCGCTGCTTGTGCTGCTGCAGTAGAAAGACCACTAATATTAGAAATTGTTGCACCCATTTCTACCGAATTAAATATTGTCATCGGCATTCTGGCGATGGTGGCTAATTCTTGAAAACCTAGGGACTCGAGAACTAACGATGTGGCTACTGCACCTTCATTTTGCTGTCCAGGGCGAGGAGCACCAATGCCTCCCTCATCCGCTACTATACCAAATGCAGTTGTTCCACCACTCGATCTCATCGTATTTCCCGTGAGTGTGGTTACAAACTCCGACAGAGCGTTTGATCCTTCAGCTAACGATGTTCCCCAACCGCCTATTTGTGCATTAACTGTGTCAACATTTGATGCATCTATCCCTAAAGATCCTAGTATGGCATTTGTGACATCATTTTGTAAACCTACCATAAATTGTTCAGTGTTTGCTTGTAATCCCATCATTAGCGCAGATCTATCTTCCACTGCAGTTGCCATTGATCCCAATGCAGTATTAATCTTTGCAACTGAGTCAGACATAGTTTCTGCACCTGATGCAATAGTTTCTACCCTAGTTTGTAATGCTGCACTGGCACCTTCAACACCGCCAATAGCAAGTGTTACCATTGCAGAAGGATCAACATTTTTAACTTGCCCCGCTAATGCATCAACCGCAGCACTAATTGTAGCTGGGTCAGCACCTGACGCAATCATACCATTAATTTGTTCCATTGCACCTTTAACATCAACACCTTGACTTGATAATACAGCAGAGAATTCTGCAAATCCAGGTGCTAATTCTGCAGGCATACCTGCAACCATGTTTCTTAAACCTTCAGTAATCATAGCGCCACCGGACCCAAGTTGAGATAGTCCGCCTGTTGCTGCTTTAAGGGACTCTTGTTGCTCTTTCGATAATGATGCCATTATACCCGCATTTATCGAATCTCTTTGGAAGTCTTGCTGTGCTTTAATTCTTGCCCTTACATCTTGGCCTGTTATTCTAGCCATAGCAGATTGTAGATTTAAGTTTTCTTTCATTTGCACTGCTAAATCTTGTTCGTTTAGATTTCTATTATATTCAGTGTCATACATTTGACGTCTTAGCTCTAGTTCGTCAGCAGTAAATTGTGCCATTTCTGCGCTAGACATACCAAAATATCCAAACTCTCGTGTAGCATCTCTAAACGCACTAGTAAATTTGACAAACTTATTAACACCGTCTGTTGTATTGCTCCCTAAGCTACTCATTGCTGCACCAGACTCTATAGATATTTTAGCTAGTTGATCTAATCCTAAGCCAACATTAGCAGCATCATTTCTTAGTTGGATTAAGTTTGTTCCAACACCTGCGCCAATTCTACTAAATGAAGACATTTGATTTCCAAATTCTTCAAATACACCAACAATTGTTCCTACAGCAGCACCTAGTCTAGGTAATCCCATGCCTGTAAAAATTCTGTCAGCTAGTTTACTTAATTCAGTATCTTCTTGAATGCCAGACATTACTGCGCCTACTCCGCCGTTAACATTTGATAATAACTGTCTGACGCCGCCTAATATTGTTGTTTGTTGTTGTAATTGCTGCTGTTGCTGTTGATCATTTCTTTGATTATTTTGATTTTGCGTTGTTTGCCCTTGTAAGTTAGCTCCTATCTTAACAGCAATTGCATTTAGTGCAGTGACTTGTTGCGCTGCATATGCTGCAATATCTTGTTGTGTTGCTTCCATAGCGAAGTCTGGAACATCTATTCCTATTTGTCCTCCACCCATCGGTATTTGTATCACTGCCATTATATGCTCACTTAATTGTTATAAATAACTACATATACTATTTATAGGAAAAAAAATGAAAAATCCTCTCGTTGATTATTACAGAGAAAAAGACATATATGTCAAACTGCCAACACAAGCTAAATGGTACAAGAATAAACCTCATTTAACTAAGGATGGTGAAATCGGTGTGTTGCCAATGACATTAAAAGATGAAATGCTTTTTAAAATACCCGACAGTTTATATAACGGTGAAAGTTTGTATGAAGTGCTGCGTAGTATTGTACCTGATATATCAGATCCTTATGAAATCAGTATACCAGATGTTGATGTAATACTATTAGCTAGTAGAGCTGTTTCATCTAAAGAAGGAAGCGAATTACCAATTGACGCTCGTTGCCCTGTATGCAAACAACTTGCAAGTTATAGTATTAATATCCCATCATTACTAAGCAAAGTAAAAGTTGTTAATGAAGGTCTTGACATTGAAATTAAAAAATTGAAATTAAAACTTAGACCTAACACATTAGCATCAGTAACCGCAAGTAGCATTCAAGCTGTAGAAAGCACTAGATTATTGGCTGCTGTTAAGGAAGATATTAACGATGCTAATAAACAACTAATGCAGAAAAGTTTACAAACATCAACTGCAGCCACTATCGGATTGTTAGCTGATAATATTGAAAGTATCGAATTACCTGACGGGACGATTGTTACTAATTTAAATGATATCGTTGACTGGATTTCTAATAGTGATGCATCAACAATCAACACGTTAAAGAAACATACTGTAAAATTAAATGATAACGGATTGCCTTCAGAATTTCCATTTGTTTGTGATAACGAAGAATGCAAGCATGAATTTAAATCGAAAGTACAATTTAACCCCACTTTTTTTTTCACAGTGAGATAGCAGTAAGTAAGGATATACCCAAACTTATCGAACGTTATAATAACGAAAGAAAAGCTATCAGAAGAACTCTGATTGACATCAACGTTAATTCTGAAGGAACGTTTAGTATAGAAGAATTAGTATTAATGCCATCATACTATATCTCAGAGATTTTAGAATCATTTAAATCTAAAAATGAAAGACACGAACAAGCAGTAAATGCAGCTAGTGGTAAAAACACAAGAACATTTTAATCATTAAACCAATTAGCTTACGCTAATTGTCAACTTCACTGTCGTTCAGTTGAACTTTCTTCTCTTCTTACGTTTAGACACAATGAATTTAATATGAACTTATTATATAGTTTCATGTAGATTTTTTAGTCAGACGGAACCTTTTTACGGGTTCCATCTACTCGAGCTTCATGTGAGTCTATAGCCGAGACTGGAAATAGGTATTTTACACTGTTCGATGGGCTCTGACCTTTCCCAACCTACGTCGACATCTTGTGTACTAATCTTAGTACACTACCATAGTTTTTACGCTATAATGTGCTAAAATTAGTACACAATATCCCCCGCTTCGTTCCTAGTGCTAAGGGGTTTTTACGAACATTGTGTGTTCTTAGACGACAGCAATCGCCCTATATCAACACTTAACTCGCTTCCATTTTTCAGGATACTGGGATTTACCCAGGGGAGTGTATCAATATGTTACGTGTCCGGTACCACCCGGTTTTTCCACAGCGGAGTTTTAAACTGGCCCGCCAACCTTATGTGCTGCTTGTTTTTGGAGAGATTCTATTAGAGCCTTCGATCCGCCTACACGAACGTTAATTATGCCATTGTAATATTCATCAGTTTCTAATACCTTGCGGTCAAACTGTTCACGTGCCTCGAGATAACTTAACTCTGATCTGCTGGTGCAATAGTATAAGATTTCTCTTGTAAAATTTGATGGGCCTAATAACGCAACATCTTCGTTTAATCTGTCACTGGAGCCCCAATAGTCTCTCCAATCACTTTCAATTGTGCTGCGTCTTTTGTTCTTTTTGCCTTTAAGAGGTGGTTTTGTTTTTTTGAAACGTGCTAATTTTTTGCCAATATATTTTTTGTCGTTAGTCAGATTAGTGATTAGATATACAAAGCCTTCACAGCCTTCGGGTAATTCATCTACCAATATATCGTTGTATTTCCATTCCATTAACTATGTATATATCACTAATCCTCATAATTCTACTGATTATGGTATTGATTTTGAAGAATTGAAAAAGTCTGTTGCCAACCGTTGTCTATTTGATGGGAGACTTTGCATAGCTTACTAATAGCATAATCATTGCCATTAGGAAAACAATGATCGCCAAAGTAAACAGCATCGCCTGAGATATGTTTTCTTATTTGACCTTTGTCACATCCTAGTTTAAAGATGTCAATACTAATTTCGCCGCCTACTACTGCATGAGATTTATAACCAAACATATCGTTAAATTTTTTGGCTACTTCTAATCTCTTGTGGTTTCGACTTTCCCATTTTACAAAGTTTTGCCGTTGTTCATATGTTGCGTTTCTGCCACAGATACTAAAGTTTGCGGTGCCTATACGTTGTTCTATGTGATTTCCAGTTTTTTCAAAGTAAGGTATGCTGTTTAATGCTGCATCCAAAAACCAAAATTCTTCTGTACTAAGTTGCCATTCGGATTTGTATATTTCTTTGCCTTGTTCAAATATGTGATTGCCACTACAATGAAATGCCTGTTTAAATTGATTTGTTAATTCTTCGCCAAGTTGTTCTAATGTTTTTGCCCTGTCGCTGCCTGTGCATAGATAACAAGTATGCATCCTTGTAAAATCTAGCATGTATTCTTTAAACGTTGTGTCAATTAATTGACGTGGTGCAGTAAGCGTTCCGTCAACGTCAAAGATAAAGTTAGTCATCTATAACTCCATTATTATACATCATAGCCCAGATGTCAACTGGAATCTTTCCGTTGTCCCTTACGTCCATTCGTTTGTTTTGCCAATCAGGGGTGTGATAAGTGTAATTAGTGGTCCCACCTGCAGCGCCAACAGCCCCAGTATTAATTACATACGGGCCATTAGGACCGTTA